TTATGGTATCGTGTACATATTGTACAGTTTCGTTTTATATATTATTTACACGTTTATATATTTATTTCTTTTATAATTGTTTACATTTATTCTTTCATTTATTTACATTTACATCTACATTTTACATTTACATTTTACATTTTACATATTTACATAAAAACTTGGCAAGCTGTCTGTCAGCTGCTCGTTTTATTGATGTATTTAGTTTGAGTCGAGCACTCTAACTTTTGTAGGGTTAGTAGTTCACTGTCTAGACTTGTTACAAATCCCATGCAAGTGGGGAAATTTGCTAGTCGTTAAGGATATAATGAACACCTGAGAAAGGTTATTGTAGTCCACGCAGTTAGTAAGTCGTGTGTTTTGCTCATTCTGGGTATTGATATACTATGAGTGAATGAATTTACGTTGTGCTGTGGTGTTTATAAAAGTACCCTGAGAAGTACGCACCCAATAACGTGAAGTATATAGCACACTACCGTGCTAGGGGAGACCCAATAGCGTAGTTAATCAGTTGCCTTGTGTATGCAAATGCATAGGGCCCGGCGGATGACTGTACCAGAGGCCCACGCGGGATAATCTGGGATATTTCAAATACGATCCGCCAGGATGCTTGGTCTGGCTAGTCCTTGCGTTCATTCAAATTATTTTAGCTGCTAACAACAACAACAATAATAACAACAACAACACCGGAGTTTTCGAGAGAACTCTAATCTACCTTTTAATCGAGTTACCCTCCAGATTTGGAGGATTTTCATGGTGCCTAGTAGCACTTATTCTTAGTTTTATTCTTTATCTAATGGGCCTAGCTCTTGGAATACTGATTCATGCAATTTACAACGTTATTCGACGTCGTTACCATCAATGGTTAGACGATCGTTATCATGACGAAATGGTTCAGGCTTTCCATGAGCAAGAAGAGGCATTGTATCGATCTAATCGACACAGACGCATTTATGCAGATAAGAATTTCATTGTGAACAGTGTAGTTGCATCATTGCCAAAATATGGAATGAGTCGTCGAGCTAATTCTATTTATAACGATCGACAATTTTTGGTTTCCGTCCTGGAGCCCCAATCTGGGGGCTCCAAAGCCTATGCTCAAAAGAAATACGAGCGTAAGCAAGAATCTACCCAACGTGAGAAGCAGAAAGAGCTTTTGCGCGAAATGAAAGTTACGCGCGAAGAAGTTGCTAAGCGATTGCGTAGATTGGATAAGGAAATGAGGAAGTTTACACACCAAATTGGTGATGAAGACTTCCCTGGCGAAGGTAGAGTTCTTGGACATGGAACTCTAATAGAGCGTATTGATCATATGCTCGAACCATTACGTGATTTGCGTGATGGACATTTGACACCACAAGGTGATGAACTTCTTAAGCAAATTGAGAATGTTGTACTCCTTTTGGTCGTCCTGGCTGATTGCAAATCGAGTCGTGGCTTTATAGCTGCACTCGTTATGCATATGAAGACCTACATGCAGAATAGTGCTACAGCACTAGTCACAAATTTCTTTAGTGATCTAGTTACTGAAATGCAAGATTTAACTGCTGTAGGCATGGTGCAGCAAGATGGCACCGAAGCCCCATTATGGCTAACTAATTTCCGATACGTTTTTAATAATTGGAGATTGGTTTCAACTAGCCCTGGATTTAAGTATGTATCACGTATTATTTCCTTGGCTGTTGCCGTTGGCTTGTGTAAAGCTAGTGATGTGGAATTATCACTTGGAACACTTAAAATCTTTTCTGCCTCTGTGGAGAAGAAACATGTGTCAAGTTATGATCTCATTGAAGCTATATTCTCAACGTGCAACTACTTTGTTGAGGCTGGCTATGAAGCTTGGGCAACCCAGTCAGTGCGCCCCTTCCTCTTTGCTGATGCAGAAATGCGAGCAATTGATGAAGATTTCTTAGCATGTCAGGAAGCTATGGCCGTTTTTAGTCATGGCAACCTTGCACTCTGTTCTATAAAGACTGAGGCTGACCTAATTGAGAAACTAAATTCATTGGTATCTCGATTGGACACCCGCATCTTATTAGCAGGAGATCCGTTATCAAAGAAATTGATGCAAATGCGTCTTTCACTGGTGACAGATTGGCGAATGGAATTTTTGTCCAAGAGTAATGGTGGGGGGTTACGTGAAGCACCCTACACGTTTGTTGTGTGGGGACGATCTGCTGTGGGTAAATCCACGGTTATTCAAAATGCTATCACACATCTTTTGTTGGATGCTGGATTGGACTATAAAGATAACTCCCGCATTGCAACAATAAACCCAGCTGACAAATTCATGTCTTCAGTTCGATCTGATACACTAGCAATTGTGTTTGATGATATGGGAGCTGAGACTCCAGAAACAGCTGAGGGGAATATCGCACGAATGTGGATTGATACTAGTAATAATATAGTCTCTTATGCCACTAAGGCTGATCTACCGGACAAAGGTAAGTGTCAGTTTCGTCACATTTTACAAGTTGGTTCATCTAACTTGGAAAATGGCGGTATGGATATGTTTAGCAACTACCCAGCAGCAAGTGCACGTCGCGGTACGCGCGACCATTTTGTTTTGAAACCTGAGTTTCAAACCCATTCAAAGATTGATGGAGCGAAAATCCGAGCTCGTTTTGGAGATTCAGCTTTTCCAGACATCTATGATATCACAGTAAATATTGCAGTCGAGAAACCGTTTGTTCCAGGTGATTACTTTTGGCAGACAGTCGTACACAATGGCAAGAAGCTTGAGAAGATTTCGTATCGTGAGTGGATCATGTATCATATTGATGCTATGCGCCAACACTCGGAAGATCAAAAGCGAGTTGTTGACAAGGCGCGAGCTGGTCCAACTAATTTGTTCAAGTGTGCACGATGTGGATTTGCTAATTCACTATGTGCTTGTCCTGAGCATGCTGTGCGACAGTTAGAAGAACTTGACCATCAAGCTGGCATTGCTACCCTTTCTATTTTAATAGGGTTGCGTGTTGCCTATAAGATGTTTTCTGGGAACTTGTGGGGTTATGAAAAAGTGTTTGTGGATCTTTCTGCGAATACTATTCTGTCGTCCCTTAAGTCTTTCCATCGATCATTTTGGTCCTGGTGGTTTGTTCTGATACCTGATTGTTTTTGGAACACGAATTTTATGCAACGTATTGTTCACAAAGTTGTCACATTAAGGGTTAAGTCTTCCCTTGCGTGGCTATCTACTATTGTAAACTGTTTGTATGTGGTTTGTTTATACTTATCACTGCAGTTTCCACAGTACCTATATTTGTGGATTTCCATTGCTTTGATCATTCATCTGCTAATGTTAGCAATAGCAAAAGCTACCTATGATTATATTCAGTGGAAACTTGTTACATCACGTCGTATAATGCCAGCAATCGCAGATTTACATCGCTCACCTATGATGGTTTTATTACTGTCGTCTGGTTTATTTTTGGCGATTCGAGTACTGTATAAGGCATTTGTGTTTAAGAAAGTATTTGATGCACAGGGTAATTTGCAACCACGTTCTATGGCTGATATAGCTGAACGGGATGCTGAGGCTGATGTGATGAAAACTAAAGATATTTCTCCATTACCGATTTCACCCACTGGACGTACGATAGTTTTGAATGAGATGTGTAACAACGTCTTTTCGAACTTGGTGTATGTACGGCGCATGTCTGATCCAGTTGCATATTGCAATGGACTGTATATAGAGGGCAATCTACTTGTTTTACCACATCATGTGGTTCTCTCTGAACCTACTGAGTACAGGATATATGCTAATGCTACTGATGAAGCACACCCATTGGGTATAGGTGTTTTATCTACCTACGACATTCAAGTAATTGGCACATCTGATTTGTGTGTTGCTTCATTGAAGCGTTCGCCAGTGCGTGATATTTCGCGCTATTTGGCTACTGCATCTATTGATCAATCAGCAACACTCGTTTGTTATCGAACACGTGAGGGCTTCGGACTTCGAACTCCCACATTAGCAAACAAAGGGAGTGTCATTGTGGCTGGCGTACAGCAGAATGGCTATATATATGAATTCGCTGGAGCTACTTTTGGTGGTTTGTGTGGTGCTGTATTGGTTGCTGACAAAGCTATACCATTTATATATGGCATTCACACGGCAGGTGCTACAGGTAAAACTGGAGCATTTGCTAGCAAGCTAATCAAGAGTGAGTACGAAACAGCTCGTGATAAATTATATGCAGCACATATCTCCATGATGCCTACAGCGTCTATGGGGACAATGCCCACCGAGTTATTCGACAAGAAAATTTTGTTGGATGACAAGTTGCATGCAAAGTCACCACTGAATAACAAACCTGGTACAATTGAGATTTTTGGATCATGTGCCGGCCGCAGTAAACATTTCAGTGAAGTAACCTCTACACTAATTTCTGATGATATTGATGAAGTGTGTGGTAACACTCAGCAATGGGGACCACCTGCTTTTAAGAAAGGTCATATGTGGGAGGAAGCACTAGATGTTTTGGTTGAACCACACCCTGGTATTGATCGAAAATTGCTGGATAAAGCAGTTGACGATTATGTACATCAAATTTCGCCAGCTTTCGAAGGTGATTTTGCAAAGGATGTTAAACCACTTGACAAGATTGAAATTGTGTCAGGTATTGATGGCAAACGATTTGTTGATGCTATGCCTGCTGGAACTTCTACTGGCTTCCCAATGAATTGTCCGAAGAGAGATATCTTAATAGACCTTGAACCAGATGACAAACATGCGTGTCCTAGAACTTTTCCTGACTTTGTTTGGGATGAGTTTCGGGCATGTGAAGAGCGTTATCGTAAGGGTGAAAGATGTCACCATATCTTCCAAGCTTGCCTTAAGGATGAACCTACACCTGTCGGAAAAGATAAGGTGCGCATCTTTGAAGCAGCTCCAGTGATTCTACAGTGTTTCGTGCGCAAGTACTTCTTACCTATTGCAAGAAATTTATCTTTGTTTCCACTTCTTTCAGAGTGTGCTGTTGGTATTAATCCATATAGCCCTGAATGGGAGCAATTATATAAGTACATCATCAAGCATGGTGAGAAGGCTATATTGGCAGGGGACTACAAGAAATTTGATTTGTCCATGTTACCAGAAATTAATGCCGCATCATTTGAAATTTTGATTATGATGGCAGAAAAGACTGGCAATTATACACCTGATGATCTAACGATTATGCGAGGTGTGGCAACAGATATTGTATATCCAACTGTTGCTTACAATGGAGATCTTGTTGAATTACTTGGATCGACACCATCTGGTCATAATATGACAGTTTACATTGGATCAATTGGTGGTTCCTTGTTGTTGCGCATGGGTTTCATGAGCACATATCCCCAGGAAACGTGTCGTTTTAAGGATGCTGTTGCTGCCGCAACGTACGGAGATGATTTTAATAGTTCTGTTGCCGAAAAGTACAGGGATTTTAATCATATACGATTTAAGGACTTCTTGAAACCATTGGGTTATATCTTAACAATGCCCGATAAGACATCCGATCCTATTCCTTTTCTAGATATTGAGCATACTGATTTCTTGAAACGTCATAGTAAGTATAATCCGGACTTGGATTGTGTGACTGGCGTTCTAGTGGAAACATCTATTTTCAAATCACTCAAGGCTGTCAAGAAATCTAGTGAAGAATCACCACCAATGCAATCTGCTATGAATATGGCAGGTGCCCTAAATGAGTGGTTCTATTACGGACGAGATTACTTTGACATGCGTCGAAGTCAGCTACAACAGATTGCAGATAGGCATGGAATTGCCCATTTGTGCCCACAGTTGCAGCACGATTACGATGCGCGTATTGTTGCCTGGAAAGAAAAATATGGCAAGTAAGTGCTTCCCGAGGTGGCTCTCGTTAAAAAGCCTTATGAGGTGGCTCTCATTAAAAAGCTAGAGCTGGAACTCTTTAAAATTATCCCTCCGAGCAGTGATCAATGTGCTCGTTACGCTAAAATATCCACATGTTCTGGTTACGTGATGTTTTGACTTTTTCACAAGTTAGTTGAAATGTTAGCGCTTTACATGTGTGGCCCTTTTCCCATGAAGAACCCCTATTTAGGGGAGAGTCTTGCCAGCTCAAGAACTTGATGCCTTATGTAATGAATAATACTACATTGCATATTGTATACTTGTATTGCTAATCAATTACACGATTTGGCTGCTGCTCCACAGCACGAAAAGGAGCAAATTGTGGCGTTCTCACAAGATAAGGACGAGTGGGCTCTCACTGTAGAGAGCACAATGGATGAGACAAGAGCTTATGGCGAATCGATTGACGCTTCGTTATCAGAATACTTGTCCCGTCCGGTAAAAATTCATGAAACCACATGGACAACTGCTGCTGGGTCTTTGACCTTCACTCTTAATCCATGGACACTGTTTTTAACAAATACAGGTGTTCGTAATAGAGTAGAAGGGTATAAGTTGTTACAGGCAAAAATGCACATTCGAGTTGCAATCAATGGCAGTCCATTCCTATATGGACGAGCCATCATGGCCTATGAGCCATATGCACTGTACAACAAGTTTTATGCTACGGCATTTAACGACCCCATTATCGCACAGTATTCCATGCTACCTCATTTATTTGTTGATCCGAGCACGAGTACGGGTGGCACATTAACACTGCCATTCTTTAATGCAGACAACTGGATAGATTTAATTGGAACAACCTATAATTCAATGGGTGTCCTATACTTCCAATCCATCAATGATCTGTATCATGCCAATTCAGCAGCTGGTTCCGCAAATATTTCCATCTTTGCTTCATTGAGTGATGTGAAATTGTCTGGGCCTACTACTGCAACGTATGCGACTTATGATGCTCAATCTGGTATTGAACCAAATACAGTATTATTGGCTGTACTAGTTGTTTGTAATATAATTACAACAGTATTGCGTTTTGGTAAGCATTTGGTTGCATATATACGTGGTGATGAAACTATCTCCACTGTTGAAGCAGTACTCCAGCCACAATCTGGAGATGAGTATGGCACAGGCATTGTATCCAAGCCAGCATCAGTTATTGCTAGTGTTGCGGGAGTTTTAACCAAAGTACCCATTCTTGAACCATACGCCCGCGCTACAGAAAAAGTGGCGCAGGGATTGGGACGTTTTGCACATTGGTTTGGCTTTTCACGACCAGCAGTTGTTACAGATATAGTGCGTTGCAAATCCCATGGTGCTGGAATCTTAGCCCATACGGATGAGCATGAAGCAGTTGTTAAACTGACACTGGACTCAAAACAGGAACTATCTGTTGATTCCCGAATTGCAGGATTAAATGGACTTGACGAAATGTCTATGAATTACATCGCACAACGAGAAATGTTTTTAGATTCCTTTCAATGGCGTGAAAATCAAGCAGTAGAAACTCAACTTCGAAAGATTAATGTGTGTCCTATGATGCATATATATTCCAATGAAGGGGTTGATGGTGGATCATTACGATTGGCACCAATGTTTACTGTTGCTGCTCCATTTAAGTACTGGAGAGGAACTATGCACTATCGTATACAAATTGTCGCTTCGCAGCTACATCGCGGCCGATTGCGTATTCAGTATGACCCACACTTCGCAGATCCTGCAAGTGAGTTGAATGAAAATTATTCACTCATTGTAGATTTATCAAGCAATCGAGACTTTTCTTTCAAGGTTGGTTGGGGAGCTGCACAAGGGTGGTTACAAGTTGATGATGACATTCTTACAGGTTCTGACGTGAATCATGCAAATGCACCGTTATCATATCTGCATCACAATGGACAAATTAGTATCTCTGTGCTAAATGTGTTAACATCTCCTGATCCATCTCTAGCAAATCCCATCTGGATTAATCTCTATGCATGTGCATGCGATGATTTTGAACTTGCAGGACCACATGAAGAACTAATAAACAATTTAGAGTATTACCCACAATCTGGTGAAGAAGCAGTTGCAATTGATAGTGCCCCAGAAAAGAGCGAATCAATGGTAACCTTGAACTCAGATCCCAAGTCAGACAATATTTATCATGTCAACTTTGGAGAAGCCATTCGTTCAATACGAACACTTCTGAAGAGATATTGTTTCCATTCATCTGTCGGATCAGATGTAGATTTTTGGTGGTGTGAATATAATTTCCCGTACTACAATGGAGAAAGATCATTCAATCGCCACTCTACTGCTGCACTTGTTGGTTATAATTATTCTGCAATGACACTGTTAAACTGGTTTGTTCCATGTTATACAGGTTGGCGAGGAGGATTGCGTTCAAAGTACGTTCCATCATCTGATAGAGGAAAGATTATGGTGCGGCGACATCGCCCCGTTAACGCAGTCACTGATATTGGACAAGGAGATTTTGTCCTACCAGCCTCATCTAGTGAGCTGAATGATTTTCTCATAGGCATTCATGCTACGTGTACTGCAGGTGCACATGTTTCCTGTTGTAATACTGATGGTGCAGCTGAAATAGAATTTCCTTTCTACAATTCCAAAAGATTCGCACCAGCCCGTAATCAAGCTATAGGTGCAGGAAATTTGCATCTTGGTGATTGCGATTCCCACGTTGGCTATTGGTTTGGAAGTGATGCATATAATTTTCACATTTCACGCTTTGTTGCAGCAGGTGATGACTTCTCCCTATTCCTATTTGTTGGGCAGCCACTTCTGTTATATCGTTCACGTCCTTCGTCAGGTGGTGTCATGATTTTACCGTAAACTTACTCCAAGTATAAAGAGAGACCACGAGTCTATAAAATTCCAGTCCTGGGCACCCCAGGAGGGGCAGAAATGTCCTCTGGCGCAATTAATATTGCTAAACTTCTTACAGTTTTTACATACGATGTTGCGTCAGCAACAGTATCAAATTTTTCTGTTTGAAGGGTGCAATTTCTAAAAAGCGACCAGTACTATTTAGTAAGTCCATACATTGATAGGTTCACAAATACCTCGGACAATGTGTGTGAAGTACAGGGTGTCTCCGCG